GATTTGTAACTGTATCTCTCCCGCCAGCCAGTTAATAAAAAACTGGCTGAGCGGGGAGAGGGATTAACCACTGAACTGCGAGTTGCCTATCTTATAGGTGGTAACTCTCTCTAATGGAGTACTCTGTGTCAATGAAAAACAAATCGAAAACTGAAATTAAGATCGAAGGTGGGCAAACTGTTGATAACATACAGCACTCTCCCTGGGATAATGAATGGACTTCTCTCGTTAAGACTCTTGTCGATAAAGAGAAGGATAAGACGAATGGTAAGATACTCAGAATAAGGGAATTAACGCTTAATGGTAGGACCTACTCCTTCTCCGAGAAACAATCTGAATTTATCTCCAATTTTGATTCTCAGAATAGTAAATTTATCTTAGCTTCAGGCGGTCGCGGTAGCGGTAAATCACTGGCGCTCTGCGTTAAAATCTACCTTACTTGCAAAGGGTTTCCCGGTATTCGGGTCTTACTGGGACGAAAGAATATCTCTGACATTGAGAAGACTACTTTGCTTGACTTATTTAAATTGATGCCTCCGGAGGATTATGAGTATCGCGTCAAAGACGGTCTCCTCAATTTCCGGAATGGTTCGCAGGTGGTGATGATGGGACTCGATGCCATGCAATCGGGTAATATGGGTGAAATTAAGAAGGCGCAACAGAAGACTAAGAGCATGAATATCGGTTCCTACTTTATCGACCAATTAGAGGAGATTGAATATGATGTTTTCCAAGCCATCAATGACACGATGCGCATGACGGTCTCCAAGGAGGAACTCGCGCGCGGAGTAAAAGACTATCCGCGTCAAGGGAATATGACCTGCAATCCAGCTAATTTCTGGGCCTATCACTATTTTAAACTGAATGAGCGGATGGATGAGGATGGTAATTGGGTGGATAAAAAAAGAATTGACACCCTCTTGCTTGAATCTTCGATGTTGGACAACCGCGCCAATTTACCCGAAGATTTCGTTCGTGACCGCTTATCACGCGATGATAACTATATCCGTCGAATGGTCTATGGGGAATGGAACACTGATATCTTGACTCGTGGTTCCGTCTTCGCCAAAGAATATATCCATTATCTCGCTCAGTCGACCAAGAAACCTCTGGCAATTGAGGAGGAGTGTGAAATCTATGAACAACCGCGCGATACCGAGTATCGGATGGGCGTTGACCCCTCTGAAGGGCTGGTCGACCCCTCCTCGGTCTCCGTGGTCGATAGCGCTGGCCGGAAAGTCGCCAAGTTTAACGGAAAATTACCCATCATCGGACTGGCCGATAAAGTTAAGTATCTGTATTATAAATATAAGAAGCCCTTGATTATTCCTGAGAGTAATGCCGCCGGCGCGGCGTTGATTCGCGAAATCCGCGACCTGCGCGTCTGGCGTTCCAAGCGGACGGAGTACAAGACTGATATCGAGACCGAACGCCTCGGCTTTCGCATGACCTACGATTCCAAACAACAGTTAATCACTCATTTCCAGTCTCTCTTGCGAGAGAAGAAGATTAAAATCTACGACCAGAAGACGATTGAAGAACTTAAAGTCTTTGTCTGGTCCAATGAGGCCGCCCAGAGCGGGGCTGGCGCTTCCTCCGGCTTCCATGATGACGATGTTATCTCGACGATGCTCGCTTACTGGGATTTCAACCCTGAAAAACAAGAAGAAGTGGCGATTGCTCGCGCTCGACCCAGTAAAGTCCGTCGCTTCCAATATATCTAGTCGTGCATTAAAAGAAATTATGTGGTATAATAGCCCCATATGAAAAAAATCATCAAAGAAGCTAGCGTTGCTAAAAAAACTAGCATTGCTAAAGAAGCTAAAAAGGCAGAGGAAGTTAAAATTAAAAAAACTGCCGATATCATCGCTGAGGTCGCTCTCCCTGAGTATGACCCCAATCTCCCGATGAATAAACAGCGTCATCTAAGGTAATAAAAACCAGCATGGATAACGACCAGACAATCCTGCGTCAAATCAACAAGGAGGTCTACGACTTCAAGAATAAGCAAATCAGCATTGTGCCCGGCTTATTCTTTAACCAGCGCGACATGCTGGAACGAATCTATTTCTTCTATAATTCCAAGTTCACCACTGGAGACGTGGATGATGATGGCGACCGCAAATATTTCCTCAATATCAATAAAAATCCTTGCAAGATTTTTACCAAGGCGGTTGATTTCGATACCAAGAATATCCGAATGTTGACGGCTGGCGGCGGCGACCCGACCAAGACTTGGTTCATGGAAAGAGACCTCAAGTATTGGATGCGCAAACAGCAGTTCGGCAAGGTGCTCAATCGTATTTTCATGGAACTCCCCATCTTTGGCAGTGTTGTCTTGAAGGTGGTTAAAGGCGTTCCTTATTTCGTTGACCTCCGTAATTTCATTGTTTCCCAGAGCGCGGAGAATTTAGATAAATCAAATTATATTATCGAGATTCATCATCTGACCCCTCAAGAATTCCGCGCGACTGCCAAAATAATGAATTGGAAGGAGGAGAAAGTTGATGAAGTGATTGAGAAGTATCACCAAATGAAAGGAATGTCTCATATCCGTCTCTACGAGCGCTATGGCGAGGTGGAATCAATTAGTCCCGAAGGCAAGAAGAGGTACCCCTATCAGCGTGTCTTCATCGCCGATGTCGGGGTAGATGAATATGACCAATATGGCGAACTAAGAGTCCAGCACCCGGGCGTCCAGATGTCGGCTGAAGATTGGGAGGGTCATCCTTATTGGGAATTCCATGCTGAGAAAATGTCTGGTCGTTGGCTCGGTATCGGCGTGGTGGAAACTCTTGTCGAACCGCAAATCAGACAGAATGAATTGGCGAACCTCCAAGCTAAAGCGAGCACTTGGGCAGCTCTCAGAATCTTCCAATCTCGTGATAGCGGTCTGAATCGCAACTTATTGACCGATACTCGTAATGGAGAAATCCTCAATGTCGATTCCGAGATTACTCAGATTGATATGTCGGACCGCAATCTCGCTTACTTCAATGATGAGTTCCGCAAATGGATGCTGAATCGAGACGAGATGACTTTCTCGACTGACGCGATTCAAGGAGAGCGTTCTCCGGCCGGCACGCCGCTCGGTTCCGTCCAAATCGCTATTGGTCAAACTCTCACTCATTTCGAGCGAATCCAAGAGGATATCGCTATGACCGTCAAGGAACTCCTCTATGAGGTCATTCTCCCTCAATTTGAAAAAGATAATACTGCCGAACATACCCTCCGCCTCGTCGGTCACGATTTGGAGACCTATATCTCGCTGGTTAAAAATGAACTGGTACTGAAAGAGTTAATCCGTCAAATCAGTTCTAATCTTCCTTTCCCCACCAAGCAGGACTTGGAAATCACTACCGCGGCGATTGAAGAAGCGATTAAACAGAATAAGGAGAAAATCATCACCATTCCCAAAGGATTCTATGCTAATACTAAGTATGATGTCGATATTGATATTACGGGAGAGAGTGTGGATACTCGTGTCCGTTACGCCACCAAATTTGCCATCTTACAAGCGATTACTGCCGACCCGACCATGACCACTGACCCGATGAAGCGGAAGTTCCTCTACTCGATGGCGGAAGATGGTGGAGTCAATCTGAATGATTTGATGGAAGTTCAAACCTCCAGTCCTGAAGGGCAGATGAATTCGCAAGCACCTCAAACTGGTGCAGGCGGTGGAGTCTCCGCGCCTCAAATGAATGCCCAAATGGCGGGAGTATCCAATAGTACGGTATGATATCTGAAGACTCCAAAAAAAGACTGGAAGAGATGAAGAATACCGCCTATGGAGTGGCCTTAAAGGAGTTGCTGGAAGAACAGTATGACCTTATCAACAATGTCCGAACTTGCGAAAGCTGGGAAGATACCATTGGACGGAGAAAAGCTTTAGAAGCTCTCGACAAAATCTTCGCTTTCTTGAATATGGAAGAGCGGAAAAATACCAGAACTCGACAGCAATATTATTAAATGTTATAATGGGGTCAGGTTTTATTATAAATAACTGGCAGTTGCGTATCTGCCTTATCAAATAATGACTATTTTATGGATAATGAACCAAATGGTGCTGATTCCACCTTAGAGAATCCGGAGAATGGGGAAAACTCCGAAACCAAAGCTCCTGAAATCTCGCCGGAGGAACTGGTCGAACTGAAGAAGAAAGCGGACCTCGCCACCAATTACAAAATTCGGGCTGAGAAGGCCGAAAGTGAAAGGAAGGCGATGGAAGCCAGACTGAATCAGCCTGTCGACAAGAAACCCGAAGGCAGTTCGAGTACTAATTCTCTGGGGGTCGAAGATTATATCGACATCAGCACTTCCTTAGAAGGGTTGGACCAGAGAGAGAAGGAGTATCTCGCCCGCGAGCATAAACTGACTAGCCGACCGCTCAGCGAGATAAGGAAAGATGAGAACTTCATTCTATGGCAAAGTGCTTATAGAGCGAAAGTTGAGAAGGAGCGATTAGCAATCCCTCCGAATGGAACTCAACCGGAAGGGGATAAGCCAATGACTCTGACTGAGCGGTTGTCGAAAGCGACGATTGCGGAGAAAGAAAAAATATTGACTGAAGCTGGACTCTATCGGAGTCCAAAGAAGCGAACCGACCGAGTGGATTTCAATCGGAATATCGTAACAAAATAACAATAAAACGAGATGGCACAGACTGTATCTAATGATGTCAGCGCTATCCAGCCGGAGCTTTGGTCCAATATGGTCCAAGTTCCGCTCTACAAGTCCTTGGTCGCCCTTGAGGTTGCCAATCTGCGCTTGTCAGACACGCTGAAGTTCGCTGACACCATCCATGTCCCCCGTTTCGGAGATTTGTCCGCCCAGACGTACACCCCTGGCACGACTCTCTCCGCGACCAACCAGGACTGGGCTTTCGACAATTTGGTGGTCTCCAGCTACAAGCACGTCACTTTCTATGTTGACGATGCTCGCGCGCTGACTGTCAATGTCGATGTCGCCCGGGAACTGGCGACCGAAGCTGCTTATCGGCTTAAAGATGCGATTGATACCCATGTCTTCAAGAACATCACTGGCGCTGACGGCTTCGTGGCCGCCGATGACGCTGATATCTTGGGCGGTACCAATGCCAAACCAGTCTCGGCTGGGACGGCCAACATCATCAATATCTTCGCTGGCGCGCGGAAAATTCTTCGCGAGCGCAACGTTGAGGAATCTGGTGACTGGTGCGCGGTCGTGACCCCTAAGATTGCCTCCTACATTGAAATTAAGGCGGCGAACGTCGGTTTCAATGTCGCTGACGCGACCTTGCGTAACGGTTATGCTGGAGATTTTATGGGCTTCCAAGTCTATATCTCCAATAACCTACCTCAAGGTTCGATGACCGCCATTGCCCCAGGAGCGGGCGGTGTGACGGCCACTGGCTTGTCCGCCACCACTGGCTTGTCCGTGTACTTCGGTAAGAAGAACACGATTGACGTGGCCTTGATGCGCGAACCGGCCTTGGAAATCCGGAAGAAAGATGATATGATTGGTTCTAACTTCATTACTTGGACTGTCTACGGCTCGTCCGTCTTCACCAAGAACCGAAGTCGTGGAATCAACATGCCGATTGGCGCCGGATTCTTTTAGTCCCTTGTTGGGTTCACCCATTCTGTTCTATTAAATGCTAGGTTAATAGTTGTTGAGGTTCCGCTTTCTACTCAGTTTGGATTGCAGAACCTCGCAAACTGAGAATAACTATGATTGAAAAAATAAGAGCCAAGTATTATCGCTGGCTCGCTAAGAAGAGACTCGTCAACCGCTATGGCGGTTATCTCCAAGAAGTAAATAACATCCTCGAAGAGTATCTGACCGCCAAAATCCTTCAAGGCGGGTCTCAGGAGTTCCTCAATAAAGGTCGCAATGAGTTAGCGGAGAAACAAGCGGAAATCAAAGAAAATGCCTCTTTCGTGGATTTCTTGAAAAGAATCAAATGAAAGTAATGTTTATCATGGACAGTCCTCAGGCTTATATGTCGGGGATTTGGCTCCATCGAAACGAGATTCCCAGTGAGAGTTTGAGAAAAAGAGGCCACGCGATTAAGCAAGTGGCGATTGGCCATACCTTCCCTGACGATTTGCTTAATTGGCCAGATACTGTCATCTTTGGTCGGACTTATCCTTCGCAATTCGACCCGATTAAGACGATGACTGAATTCAAGAAGAAAGGGAAAAGAGTGTTGTACGATATGGATGACGACTTCTGGTCGGTTGCCAAAGATAATCCTTCGGTCCTAGTCTCTAATGCCTTGAAAGACCAATATGAGGGCATGATTCGAGAGGCTGATGCGGTTATTACCCCTTCAACCGTTCTCGCGAAGAAGTTTAAGCGTTACTTTAAGAAACCTGTCTTTATCTGCCCGAATGGAATTGACGAGCGGATTTACCAAGAGCGACCGCACCAGAATACCGATACCTTGAAGATTGGCTATATGGGGGCGGCCTCGCACTGGAAAGACCTCCAACTGATTGGCGAAGTGATTTCCGAACTCTATAAGAAACACGACTTCCTCTTCACGATTTATGGCTTAACTGGTGAACCACTGGAAGCGGCGATTTATACCTATAACAAGATTTACCGCAATAACTTCCAACCAGAAAGAAATGCTTACTTCAAGTCAGCTCTCGACTTCTACGAACAAATCTCTTCCTCTCGAATGTGGCACGTCCCCTTTATGCCCCCAGAACTGCACCCTAAGACCCTCTCAATGTGCGACCTTGATATTGGTTTAGCCCCACTCGAAGATACCGAGTTTAATCGTGGGAAGAGTTGTATTAAGTTCTACGAGTACGCCTCGGTTGGCACAGTGACTCTCGCCTCGGATGTCTTGCCTTACTCGGATGAAGTCGGTTATCTGGCGAAGAATACCAAGAAGGATTGGTATAATAAATTAGAAAAGTTGATTATTGACCACGATTTTCGGAATAAACTGCTCACTAAGCAACAGAAGTGGGTGCGCGAGAATCGTTATTTGGACGCTATTGGTGTTCCTTGGGAATTGGCTTGCCAGCGACCTGGGGGCGTTAAGGTGCTAAACCAAACCAGAAATGAAGAAAAAACTTAAAGTCCTCCTTTTTAATTTCAACAATATACTTACTGACGTTCAAGATGGTTTAATCCAGAGAGGACATCAGATAGTCCCTCATTATGGTCCAAACCTCAAGCTCTCCGATTGGCGACAAGCGGATGTAATTATTGTTTGGCAAGAAACAGACCTTGGTCAATGGCGAGATTGGATTAAGGAAGTTCAAAAAGAAGGGAAAAAGGTTATCTTGGTTCAGCATGGTCGGAGAGGAACCTCTCGTATCTTTCCTCCATTCAATGAAAAACTTGTCTCAGATATCGTCTGTGTCTGGGGTGAAAATGATGTGGAACGATTGACCTCTTGTGGTGTTTCACGAGAGAAAATTAAGGTAACTGGAACGACGATATTCAAGCATCTCAAACCGAGAGTCCCTCATGACGGACATAATATTATCTTTTCTCCTGAACACTGGGACTACGATGTTTCTGAAAACGCGGTAGTGATGGGTTGGCTGAATAGAATTAAAATTAAAGGAATTAAAGTTATCTCTAAATTATTAGAGGGAGAACATAATCCTCACCACTATCTAAATCCAGTCGTTTCCAATCGAAATAAACCAGAACATTTGTCAATCTGTGCAGATGTTTTATCTCTGGCTGATGCGGTGGTGGCGATATCAGAATCAACCTTTGAACTTCTGGCCCAATCCCTAGATATCCCAGTTATTATTGCTGATATTTGGCAACCAAAGAGTTGCGCTGGAGATGATAGATATAAGGAGTATCAGAGGGAATACTCTCCAGCTTGCACTAAAGTTAAAACACAAAAAGAATTGGAGAATACCCTTCTTAGACAATTAGACTATCCTGTTCTTTCTCAAGAAAGAAAAGAAATTGTTATCAAGGATGGAGGTAGAAATATTGAAGACCCATTATCAGAAATAATTAAAGTTATAGAAAATGAAGGTAATCGAAGGTGAGACACCACTGGCGGTGGCAGACTTAATTGAAGATATCATCAAGGATAAAAAAGTATGTGACCTTGGATGTGGCGTTGGGACATTTATGACCGCTCTTGATAAATACTCCTCAGAGGTAATTGGGATTGAAGATAATTACGACTGGGCAATGATTGCTTCTAAAAAAGGTTTTCGAGTGATAACTGAAAATATCTTTTCTTTTTCCTTGCCGGAAGCGGATGTCTATTATTGCTGGAACCTCTGTGCTATGGGAATCTACCTTAAAGCCAAATGGGAAGGAACCAAAGGCACTTTTATCTTTGGCCATACGGTCAGGAAGCCTTTACTTAATTTAATTAACAGCCTTGACTGCGAGGTCAGGACATTACCTAATTCAGACTGGAAAGTCTATATCACTCAATTATGAGAGAACACCTTGTTGAAGCAGTGGAAGCTCTTTATCCGCTTAACCGTTGTCTCTTAGGCGAAGGTTATGATACGGCCTTAGCCTTTCTTAAACACCTCTACCCAATAGAGATTATTGAGGTCGAGAGTGGTACTCAATTCGGAACTTGGACTGTCCCGAATGAATGGATTGTCCGAGACGCTTGGGTTAAAAATCCATCCGGAAAAAAGATTACCGACTACAAAGAAGAACCACTCTCCTTAGTTGTCGGCTCTCTCCCTTATCGTGGTTTCGTTGATCTTGAAGAATTAAGAAAACATTGGCACTACTCGGAAGAAATGCCGAACGCTATCCCATATGTCTTCAAGTATTACGACAAGGACTGGGGGTTCTGTTTCCCGAAAGACCAAATCAAAGAAGAAAACAAGGAAGTGCTCTCAGGAGTCAAACTGGAGAGTGGTGAAGATTTTGTTCCCAAGTATAAAGATAAGTTAAAGAAAGGAAAGTATGAGGTCTTCATTGATACTGAGGAAGTGCCAGGCAAATTGAAGATTGGCGTTCACACCATTAAGGGTAAGACTGACCGCGAGATATTACTCTTCGCCCACCTTGACCACCCCTTCCAAGCCAATGACAATCTGTCGGCGGTCGCCGCTCTCCTTGAGGTCGCTGGACGACTTAAAAATGGGGTTGACCACACCATCAAAATTATCTTCTGCCCAGAGACGATTGGCTCCATTGCCTACGCCTTCACTCAAGATTTAAGTAAAGTTGACTTTGTGATAGCCACTGATATTTGCGGTAATAACAATGACCTCCTGCTCCAGATTCCGCTCCGAGAAAGTCGTTTAAACAGCGTCGCTCACTTGTCGGTTCAAGGAGAAGGCCAGTCGTATCGCAAGGCTAAGTTCCGCTCGGTAATTGGTAGTGATGAATATGTCTTCAATGACCCAGAGATAGACATTCCCGCTATTATGCTATCTCGACATCCTTATCCTGAATATCACACTTCCGAAGATACGCCTGACAAGCTGGACTACGATAAGATTGAAGAAACGGCCAAGGTTATCGTCAAAATCATTGATGTTTACGAGAGAGATTATATCCCAGTCAGGAAGTTCAAAGGCCCTCTAATGCGTTCTCGTTTTGGAATCCAGACACAGAACCCCCAACTTAACCTCGCCTATGACTACCTCTTTTACTCGATTGACGGGAAGAAAAAACTCTCGGAACTATGCGTTGATTTCGGTCTCAATTTTGAACTGACTTACGACTTAATGGCAAGGTTGATTGAAGCCAAGATGATTGAAAAAAAGAATGAAGATTAAAGGATTGATGATTATTAAGAAGGATTCAACAAGATTGCCAGGCAAGAATGTTATGCTCTGTAACGGCAAACCTTTGTTCGTTCACAATCTTGAGAAGTGTCTCAAAATCTTTGATGAAGTTTATGTCAGTTCTGATAGTGAGGAAATCCTTTCTCTTGCCCGAAAAAAAGGGGCGAAGACTATTAAGCGCGACTCAAGACTCTGTGGAGAAACGCCTGACATCCCCGTCTTTCAGAGTGCGGTCAGGGAAATGTTTACCGACGCGATTGTAGCTGTTCACGGCAATAACCCACAAATAGACGACCGTAAAATTGCCCTCGTTCGAGACCTCCTCAAAATGGGGATACCAGAAGTGATGACCTGTTACCCAATGACCAAAGACAAGGAATACAAGAAGCAAGGCAATCCAGTGAATGGTTCAATTCGCGGAATGTCTTTGCGAAGATTGAATAATTACGGAGACCCTTACCATCCAGAGCCCGAGGTCTTATTGGTCGATGACTCTCTGGAAATTGAAACGATAAAGGACTTTAATAAAGTATGTCGATAGATGTATCTTGCATTATTACGAACTGGAATAACGGCCATTACTTGAGCCGAGCGATTCGCTCTTGCTTGAAACAATCTCTAGGGCGAGATAAGTATGAAATTATCGTCATTGACGACGCTTCAACTGACAGTTCGCTCGATGTGATTGAGAGCTTCAAGGATAAAATTGTCTCAGTTAAATTAGACCAAAATGTCGGCGTGGCCGAAGCGAGCAATATCGGTATCAAACAAGCCCTCGGTAAGTTCATTGTCCGAGTCGATGCCGATGACTACATTGGCGAGAATACACTCCTCTTCTTAACGGAAATCTTGAATGCTAACCCAGACCTCGGTTTCGTCTATTCTGACCATCTGCGAGTTGACCAGAATGAGAATGTCCTTGAGCGAGTAAATATCACCACTCCCGACCTCCTCTTTCGCCACGGAGCAGGTATTCTCTTTCGCAAGTCTTATCTGGAGGCGATTGGTCTCTACGATAAAGAATTAAAAAATGCCGAAGACTATGACCTCCTGAAAAGATACTTGAAGAATTATGACGGTTATCACTTGAAATTACCCTTATACAGATATCGTCAACACGAAACAAATATGACTAAAAGTCAAGAAGAAAGACTAATCTGGGAAAATAAAAGCAATGAAAAAAACAATTAAAATTGGAGAGAAGGAGATAGGACTTAATCCCTATTTTGTGGCGGAATACGGAGTGAACCATAACGGCTCGCTGGAAAGAGCCAAGGAAGCGATTGTGGCCGCCGCCAGAGCAGGAGCTGATGCCATCAAGTTCCAGACCTATACGGCTGACGAACTTGTCTGCAAAGAAACGCCTAAGTTCTGGGAGTTTGAAGACGATAAAGATAAAGACCAACATCAGGCTTACGAGGAACTCGGTAACCAACCGAAAGAATGGTGGCCTGAACTAATGAAAGTTTGCGAGGAAAATAAGATTGAGTTCCTCACCACCTGTTTCTCGACCGAGACGGCAGACTACTTCAACGAACTGGGAATGAAAGCCTTTAAGGTAGCTTCCTCTGATATGTCCACCCTACCTTTCTTGGAGCATATCGCTAAATACGGCAAGCCGATTATCCTCTCGACTGGCGCTTCCACAATGAAAGAGATTCACGAAGCGGTAGATACCATTGACCGAGCGGGCAATAGACAGATTATCCTCCTCCATTGTACCCTCTGTTACCCCACAATGTATAAGGATAAGAACCCTCACTTTGAGGATGCCAACTTAAACTTGATTCAGACCTTAGAGGAGGAATTTCCCGAATACCCAATCGGTATCTCTGACCATACGCTCGGTAATTTCTCCTCTATGATTGCTGTCGCCATGGGTGCCACGATGGTGGAGAAGCACTATACGACTGATAAAACTCTAGGTAAATCGGCTGACCATTGGTTCTCGGTTGACCCGAATGAATTATCCACAATGATTCAATTCAGTAAGATTATTGAAACCTTGAAAGGTTCAAAAGAAAAAAAGGTCTTTGATTGCGAGAAGGAGACGAGGGTCAATGATAAAAGAAGTATTGTATCGAAGATTGAGATTCCTGAAGGGACAGTCATCACCCGTGAGATGTTGACCTTTAAGAGACCTGGTACTGGTATTTGGCCGAAAGATATTAACCGCTTAATTGGCGAGAAGAGTACTGTGACTATTCCTGCTGACACCGTAATAAAATGGGACGACATCTTATAGAATCAAAATCCATTATCAAGGACATTAAAGACATCCTCTCTGTCTTTGACCGTTTTAATGTGCCCATCATCTTGTCCTATGGGGCATTATTGGGAGCAGTCAGAGACAAGGACTTTATCCCTTGGGACGATGACGTTGACTTTGATGTTATTGCTCAACCTGATTTCTTTACCCGCAAAATGATTGGCCGTATCTTATCAAGTGTCGGTTTCCGAACTCAACCAATCTTATTTAATGTTTTTGATGAAATGGAACCTATTGAAGATGGTTATAACGGAGATGGTGAGAGTGGTATTATCGTCCTTGAACGTAATTTCAAATTCTCTATTTTCTTTAATAAAGAAGTTGGAAATTCAATAGTCTGTATTCCCAAAATTGGAGCTTATCCACTTATATCGTGCCCCTCTCGTTTCTTTAAGAAGTTGGATAAAATCAAATTGCATGGAGTGACCTTCAACACTCCCTCCCCAATCAAGGAGTATCTCGCTTATGTCTATGGCGATAATTGGAAGACTCCGATTGAAGATTTACACGCCCCTAATTGTATAAATCATGGCAAACGAAACCTATTGGAAGAACTATTACAAGAAGCACCAGAGGGAAACGCATAGCTCTTTTGCGGAGAAAATGCTCCCCTTTATCAAAGGGTCAGTCATTGAACTAGGGAGTGGCGATAATGCCGATGTCTTATTCTTCCAAGAGCATGGCTTGACAGCTGTTGGAATAGATGCGATTCAAGGTGATTCTGTCGAGGATTGGATTAGAAAATATAAGAGTCCTGAATATGTTTATACCCGTTTCTTCTGGCATTCGATTGACCGACCGCTCCAACTGGAAATTCTCGATTGGGTTAAAGACTGGCTATTTATTGAAGCTAGGACGACCGAAGATATCTTAAAAGTTAAAACCTATAATGACCATAAAAGGTACTATGTGGACACCGCTCAACTGGTTGATGACCTTAAAAGTCGCCACTATCAAATCATCTTTCTCCGCGAGGGAACGGGCTTATCTCCCTACAATGAAGAAGACCCTCACTTAGTTCGAGTGATTGCTAAAAGAAATTAGACCTATTGCTTTCAATATGGTATAATGGTGTAAATTAACCCCATTAACCATGAATGTCCAAACAATAAAATCAGACATTGATTTCCTCTGCGGTTCAACTTCCGCTACTTACCTTGATGCCGACAAAATGCGTAATGTCAATATTTGTTACCACGATGTCGCTCGTTCTATTTGGGAGGCGGACGGTACTTGGACTTACGACGATGCCAATAACACCGACAGTCCGATTGCTTATCGCACCATCACTGCCTCCTCGGCTTCTTACTTGATTCCCACCACGGCGATTCGGGTGGAAGGAGTGGAAGTCAAAGACGGAGCGGGTCATTGGCAGAAATTGAAACCGCTCGACTATCACACCTTATCTGTCTCTCCAGAGGAGTTCTTAAAGACTCCTGGAATGCCGATTTATTATCAACTGGAGGGCACACAAGTTCGCTTATTCCCGCCACCCGGCACTGGTTACGCCACCTTCGTTTCGGGTATGGCCGTCCGTCTCTCCCGCGAAGTAACGGAGCTGGCTGTTACTGCAACTACGACGACCCCTGGTTTCCCCGCTTCTTTCCACCGTATTTTATCCCTCTCGGCGGCTCTCGACTTCGTGCAAGATAACCAACAACGCCAATTCCTCTTGCTTCAGAAAGCGAGATTGGAGAAAGGCTTGGCCAATTTTTACTCCAAAAGAGGAGCCGAATACAAGTCCCAAATTAAACCAGCTTCAAAGAGACGCTGGCGATTGTATGTCTAAACCTCGTGTATAAATACAAATGGCTTGGTCAATCGAAATCTCAAACTTCAGTGGGTATGCCCCTCAATGGTGGACGGGGGGTTATCTTTCATACGGCAACAAGAACCAATCCTCCTCGATGCTCTATGCTGATGTCTCTAACCCCAATTTTCTGACTCAAGGTCCGGGACTGGCTAATCTGACGAATGGCACCCAAGCGGCGGCAGTCACAACTTTAATTAAGGGGATTCTCGACCAAGCTGTGACATCTGACGCGACTTATGGGGTTGGAGGGACAGAACTGTATAAAATAAGTGCTAGTGCCGTGACAAGTGACGGCACTTGGCCTCACACGATTGATAAAGCGGCGGTAACGGACGAAGAAGGGGAAGATGTTGCCCTCTATCAAGGTAATCTCTACTACACCTATAATCACTCTGGGTCGGCGGGAGATATTGGTAAATACGACCTCTCTTCCACTTTTGATGACGACTGGGGTAGCACGACCCCAACTGGTTTTGCCGCCCTCCAAGGGGCAGTTCCTCACCCGATGACGGTGGGCGAGAACGATGTCCTCTATATTGCCAATGGTCGCTATGTCGCCTCTTACGATGGCACCACTTTTATTCCTCAAGCTCTCGACTTTCCCTCTGGCACAATCATTCAAGATATTAAATGGGCTTCCAACCGCCTCTTTATTTCTGCTAATAAATCAAGTCTGACTGGGAACAATAAGAACCAAGCTTCGGTCTATGTCTGGGACGGAACGACTGACTCTTGGGAGATGGAAATTAAACTGATGGGAACGACTGGCGGACTCCACGTTAGGAACGGCGTAGTCTTTGTCTTCTATCACGATATTACTTCCACTGGCGGTTACAAGATTGCCTATATTTCGGGTTCTTCCCTTGTTGACCTTGCGAATTTTACTGGTGGGGTGCCCGCTTTCTATCAGATTACTGATTATAAGGATTTCATCTTATGGGCTGGTGGAGCCAATCTCTTCGCTTTCGGCTCTGGTGACAAAGACGCACCAGTTAAATTGTTCCTCTTTGCCGATGGTGGCTACTCAACTGTTGGTGGCCTGTCCGCCCCTTTTGGCACCACAATGGTGGCCTCAAATGAGACGACTTCTTACAAGCTCGCCAAGTTTAGCGGTTATGATTTAAATACGACTTGGAACAGCTTAATGTTTGATATTACTGGTAATGGTCGAGTTTCCAAGATAAACGCCGTACGGCTCAATTTTGGGGCTCTGGCGAGCGGTGCGAGGATGGACTGGAGTCTGGTTAATAGCCAAGGAACTACCGTCTATTCCGACCACATCTCTTACGCCAAATTAGGAGGAGCGACCACCGCTTACTTTCCACTTAACGGCAAGGTTACTCCTGACTTCCGAGTCGAACTTTCTTTCGCTAATGGTTCAGCCACTAATAATGTTCAGCTAAGAAACTTTAAAGTCTATGGCGACACCGACTGATAAAAACATTGTCGATATCGCCCCCGACCAAGTCGTTGAACAGAAATGGGATGAAGCGGTTAATCCCAATCAAGACGGAATTGAAGCCTACGGTTCTGGCACTTCCTTAGTTTCTAAGACTTTCCAATCAGCCAACTTCACCAGTGGCAGTATCGGTTGGCAATTTGATTCGGCTGGAAATCTTGAAGCCAATGATGGTAACTTCCGAGGGGATATTACTGGTGCTACTGGCACCTTCTCTGGTTCGGTAACAGTCTCCTCTCTCCATGTTGGAGGTGATGATGCCACTTCGGCTCATATTGACACTGATGGCAATTTCTGGACTGGAGCTGGCAATAGTGATTTTGCTACTGCTCCAGCGAAGATAAGCAATGCAGGAGCAGCTCACTTCGAGAATGTTGAGATTGGTGGTGATACCATTCAGTATGTCATCACCAACTCTGGTATTTTCTCTTTCGGTGAT